CATATCATCACGATTCTGCAGCTGTTAATATTCATAATAATTTAATTGTGGGTGGATCTCATGAAGAAAGATTTACTCGTAAAAAATATGATAATAGTTTTCCTATTAATACTTTTCGTTGGTTGAGAAACCAAAAAGAACAACCTGATGTGGTTGCTTTTTATGAAAAAAGAGATTTTATGGATAGGCAAAACATAAAAAGAGACATCAAAAAAGCTCTCCCAGGCAAATTTGATATTGAATTTTTCGAACATCACGATTGCCATGCTATGAGTTCAATTTGTACAACTGATTGGGACAGATGTGCTGTCATGGTTGTTGATTCTATGGGTGGTAAATATGCAACTAGTCTTGGTATTTTTGAAGATGATAAGATAAGTTGGCTAAAAAGATTTGAGTACCCAAACAGTTTAGGATTATTTTATTCAACTGTCACCCGTTTTTTAGGTTTTAGACCTTTATCTGATGAAGAAAAAGTTATGTCTGCAGCAGCGTATGGTGAGCCTAAATGGGCTAAGTATGCAAAAGAAAAAATCATTAACACAGAACTAGGTGAGTATACTTTACTTCAAGATTTACGTAGAGGTATAGGAGAAGGTACTTTAGATTGGGATGTTGCAAAAAGTGCTCAAGATATTTTACAAGAGTGTTTAATTAATCTTGCAAGTTGGTTACACACAGAAACTGGTTCTTCTAAATTAGCGTATGCCGGTGGTGTAGCTTTAAATTGTGTTGCCAATACGGAATTAGTAAGATATACTGGTTTTAAAGAAATTGCAATTCAACCTGCAGCAGGAGATGCTGGGTGTGCTTTAGGAGCTGCTGCTTTAGTGCAACGACCTCTCTGGGAGGGACCTTACATTGGGTTCAATGACTCTTTAGATCAACACCCAGAGGAAATAGCACACAGAATTATGCAGGGTGAAGTTGTACCTGTTTTGAACGGTAGAGCTGAGTTTGGTCCTCGTGCTCTTGGTAATAGAAGTATTTTATGTTTGCCAACCGAACTTAATATTTCAAAACTCAATAACATCAAAAAAAGAATTAATGATACTTGGAGACCCTATGCTCCTATTTGTCTTGATTCTGTCGCTGAAGATTATTTTGATATCTATATTCCTTCATATGACATGTTGTTTGTCGCTTTTTCGGAGACTGACTTATTTAGAACTCATGATGATACAGCAAGACTTCAGCTTGTTAATTCATCAAAAAATGGTTTTTTAGGAAAAATTTTAGAAATTACTACTGCACATAATCACCCTATTTTAATTAATACGAGTTTAAATGTAAAAGGTAAACCAATTGTAAACTCTGTTGATGATTTTAAAAATGAGATGAAAGTTTTTTAATGTTAAATCATATAGATTTACAAAAATTATTTCAAAGAGATGATTTAAAAAAACTAGTTACTTCTTATAGAGATATTGATTCTATCATTGATGGTGCTTGCGGTCCTGTATCTTTATTTTTATCTTATAGATTACATTTACTTGGTATTAAATCTTTTATTTCTTCTTTGGAAATAGAACCAAATTCTCATACAATATGTATTGTAGATAAAATAGTAGTTGACTGTGCTTGTAATTATTTAATTATGAATGTAGGGAGCGCCTCTAATATACCTTATGAGTTTGTTGAGTTAATTCCTAATCTTTCTTCTAAATACCATTTAAAAAACAGAAATTTATACTGGCAAAAAAATAATAAATTAAAACTTAAAAATCCTTTAGTAATTAAAGAAATTGAATGGGTTAGATTATGAGTATCTTTCATAATAAAAAATACGATTATACTTATGATATGCGTGTTGATACGTTACCAGCAGGTAGAACTTATTTTACCCCTGACGGTAACTATCCAAGTATTACTACTATTTTAGGAAAAACAGCTAATAATGTTTGGTTACAGGCCTGGAAAGAAAAAGTTGGAGAAGAAGAGGCGGCACGTATTTCAAAAGAAGCTACAGATCGTGGAACTTTAGTTCATGAATACGCAGAGCGTCATTTTAATAATGAAGATATAATAAATGATTTAGTTCAAGAATCATCTGATGTAATACAAATGACCCGAGACTTAGTTAAAATTACAGAATCTGGTGTCGAAGAGATTTGGGGTCAAGAGCAAGTTTTATGGAGTAATAAATATAAATACGCTGGTAGGTGTGACATGGTAGGCATTTGGAAAGGCACACCCTCTATCATTGATTTTAAAACATCTAAAAAGACAAAGTATATAAAACAAATTAAAGATTATTTTATACAATGTTGTGCTTATGCTGTAGCACATAATGAATTATACGGAACTGGAATTAAAAATATTGTAATTCTAATTACTGTAGACGGTAAAGATCCTCAATGCTTCGAAACAAGTGCTGTTCCTTTTTTACCTGAGCTTAAAAATAGGCGTAATCAGTATGACTTATTGTAAACAAATCCCATTGCCTGTTCTTGAAGCTGACATAGAGAAAATAAAATTTTTTTATAAAAATGGATATAAATTATTTAGTGAAAGACAAATTGATAATCCTTATTGGAAATCTTTCAATTTAATTACAAATTCAAAAATTTCTCCTGTCTCTCAAAACTTAAAATGTATTACTTCGTGGTTAAAGCTTATTCAAGAGCACACTGGCATTAAAAACATAAAAAACTGTTACATTTCCGTTTTAAAACCAAAATGTGCTATTCCCTGGCATACTGACGCTGAAGGTGAAAAATTTACATCTTCTTTTATCACTTCAATTTCCACTGATAAAAGCTTTTTAGAAGTGGATAATATTAAATATACTTATAAAAATGGTTACAGCTATATTTTTAGAGCAGGTTTTAGTCATAGAGTGCTAAATTTAAATGATGATTTAAGGATCACTTTGTGTACTACACCTGAAGAAAATCCTTACAGGAAAGAAAAATAAATGTTAAATTGGTATCATGAATTAGTTTTTCAATTAAAATTTTGGTTTAAAAAAAGAAAGTTAAAAAAGCTTGATCCCTATATATACGAGGTAAATAAAAATGATGAATGAGCATAGATTTACTATGGAAGGTTTAAAGGACACAATCGCACGACTACTAAAAGAAAACGATGAATTAAGACTAAAACTTAGAATCTATGAAGAAAACGTAGGTAAAATCGCCATAAACCCAAAGAGTAATAATGAGCAAAAGAATAAATAAACATCTCAAGCAGTTCTTTGAGGAAAAACCCTTGACTGATTGGGAAAAAAATTTTATACTTGGCTGTATAAAAGCTCAAGATAAATCCTGGTATGGCCAACTTACTACTAAACAGTGGAATAAAATTAAATCAATTAAGGATAAATATGATGTGGCAGATAATAGTAATAATGATGGTTGCTCTAGGATCTAAAACAGATGCGATTGAAATTTCTCATAATAATGGTGAGGTTTTAGAGTTTGAGTCTCAAGCAATTTGTTATGCTCATGTTGAGGCTAATTTAGAGAAACTTAAATCTTTTGCATCTTCGCAGTTTAACGGTGCCCCCGTTAAGTCTATTATTTGCGTTAAAAAACCATTTGGAATAAACAATGTATGAATATAAATGTAGAGTCATTAAAGTGGTTGATGGTGATACCATTGATGTTGATATTGACCTTGGTTTTAACATTACCCTGTCTAATCAGCGCATTAGATTACAAGGTGTTGACACTCCAGAATCGCGTACAAGAGACTTGGAAGAAAAAAAGTTTGGGTTACTTGCGAAAGAAGTTGTTGAGTCCTATTGCCCTTTAGATAAACCAATTACACTCAAAACTACAAAAGACGAAAGAGGTAAGTTTGGTCGCATTTTAGGGGACTTTCTAGTCTATGATAGCTTTACAGACTCTTGGAAAATGCTTTCTGAAATTTTAATTGATAATAATTTTGCAGTTGCATATCATGGACAATCAAAAGAAGAAATTAAAGAGGCTCATTTCTTTAACAGAGAAAAAGTTAGAGGACTTCTTAAAGAATGAAAAATCGGTATACTGTGCATAGAGAAAAAGCATCTCAAGACCAATTAGAAAACATGCATAAGTTAATTAAAGAGAATTTAGACAAAAATAGAGAAGAGGATAAAAAGTATAACATTCAAAGAAAATATGTTCTTGTTACAGGCGATTCCTGGGCTCAAGGTGAACTCGATGAAAATAAAGACTCTGATTGGCCTGCAACCCACTCTGTCAGTGGGTATTTAGCATCTGAATTTCCTCAAAGATACGTTGCTGTTGGATTTCCAAATCCCGGATGGGATGATTTTGAAAGTATTTACGTAATTGAACAAATGCATGACATGTTTGATTATATTGTGTTTTTTAAAACATGTGGATTACGTTCTATTATGCTACAAGATCATCCAGGTAGGGTGGACTTTGGCATCACCGAAGAAGAATTTGATGTTAAAAATGTCATCGCTCAGGGTAGAATTATAAACGATATTGTATATGAAATGTTAAAAGAATGGGAATCAAAACTTATTTTAATCGGCGGTCTTAATAAAATTACTAATGATGGATCTAAATTAAACACTGTTCTTACAATTCCAAGTGTGATAGAGAGATATGATTCAAATGTTGAAGATGTTGACGTTTTTGGTTGGGAAGATATGTGGGAATTTTACAAACCAAGAGTTAAAGGAATCAGAGCATATCAAGATTCTCTTTTAGAAGTGATGGATAATTTTGGGAAAAAGAAACAATATATGGAGGCAAACCCACACCATTATTTTCCTGACGGAAAACACCCAAATAAAGTTTTACACAAAGATTTAGCTAATTACATAGGAGAATATTTATGGACGCTATAATTTTTGGGGCAGGCCCTGAGAGAGAATTGGTACAAGGAGTTCCTCAATCTCTTTTTTCAGTTAGCTGTAATTTGGCATACACCAATGCAAATGTTTATTTTGCACAGGACGACCAAATAATAAATCAGTTAATTCGTAAAAAAGTAAAAGCACTTTTTACTACATTTAGAATGTATGAAAAATATTCTGATAATCCAAACGCTGGTTTTTTCTTATTGGATGAGGATAAATTATGGAACAGACCTCAAGGATTATCGACAGGTATATTAGCAATAAGCACAATGAATAATTGGGGATTTGATAAAATTTACCTAAGCGGTTTTTCTTTTGATAAACCAAATTCAAGTATTATTAAACTTGGATCGGTAATGTCTTCAGTAGACATGAGAAAACTTTGTGTAATATCTGAAACTTTTGAACATGATATTATAAATTCAATTACGAAAGAAGATTTTTATGGACTTAGAAAAGCTTAAAAAACAACTTGAAATTGACGAAGGAGTAGTTCATGAGATTTATTTGGATCATCTTGGTTACCCTACTTTTGGTATCGGCCATCTGGTTACGGAATCAGACCCAGAAAATGGACTTGCAGTGGGCACCGCCATTTCTTCTGAGCGATGCTCTCAAGCCTTCGAGTCGGATATCCAAGGAGTCTTGCGAGACTGCAACATCCTTTACTCAGACTTTCACAATTTGCCAGAAGAAGCTCAACAAATAATTGCTAACATGATGTTTAACCTTGGTCGACCCAGACTCTCAAAATTTGTTGGCATGAAACGTGGGGTTGATTCACAGGATTGGAATGCTGCCGCAGATGAAATGGTTGATTCACGTTGGTATCGTCAAGTTGGTGCACGCGCCGAAAGACTTGTAGAAAGGATGAGAAATATCTCATAATGGAACATACAAAAAAATTAATTAAAAAGGTTAAAAAAATGGAATTAGGAAATCCTGTGATCACTGCCCTTGTTGGGTTAGTAGTTTTTTATATTGGGCTTAAAATGTTCTCTGGTGGTATGAAATCAATGGGTAATTTAGATCATCTTTCATACTTTATTCATAACCCATATTGGATGTTTTTAGGAGGGATATGTATGACACTGTTGTGGCAATCATCCTCTTTAAGCACAACAGCTATTATTGCGCTTGTAGCATCAGGAGCAGTACCACTACCTGCTGCTGTTGCAGCTGTATTAGGTGCAAATATTGGTACAACAGGAACAATATGGTTAGCCGGTCTGTTTGTATCAGATGGAATACCTAAAGGCGATACACTAAGAATTGCAATGGCACATACTGGTATGAACTTACTCATGGCGGTATCCTTACTACCTTTTGTGCATCATATTGCAAGGTTTCTTGGAAGATTTTAACAAAAAATTTGACGGCGAAGTTTAAATCCTGTAGAATTTTTCTATGGGATTTAAATTAGCAATAATGTCTTTTGTTATTATGGCAGTAATGGCAGGAGGCTTTATTTTATACTATAAACATACACAAAAAACTATTGCCACTCTGCATCAGAACAATGCAAAGTTGGAAGGTGCTGTTGAGTCTCAAAAAGCAGCCATTAAGTCAATGGATGAAAATTTTACTAAACAATCAAAATTAGTAGGCGATTTACAAATTAAATTGAGTGAGGCAGAAGATGGCTATAAAAAGCTATCTTCTAAACTTCGTAGGCACGATTTAGAAGAATTAAGTAGAGCGAAACCAGGATTAATGGAAAATAGAATTAATAAAGGGACTGCAAGACTAATCTTAGAATTGGAGGAGATATCTGGTGTTAAAAAACCTGCTCCTAATAAGTAGTGTTGCTTTTCTCTTGTCGGCATGTGGTTCCGTTGAGAAACTAAAAGTTTTTTCTAGTCCAGTAGAGAATAAGATTATCGCCCCCTCCGATCCTAAACCTCTGCTGTTAGATAAACTTCATTTTGACGTTGTAAATAAAGATAATTTACAAAAGTTTTTGAAGGAGCTACAAAAAGAACAAAATACAGAGGAATTTGTATTTTATGCTATTACTCCAAAAACATATGAGTTATTAGCATTAAATATGCAAGAAATTAAAAGATTTATATTACAACAAAAAGACATCATAATTTTTTACAAAGAGGCAACAAAACCATCAAAGGAGGGGAATCTAACTAACAAGGAGAAGTAAATGCTTCGCCTATTCACGATTCTTTTTCTTTTATTTTTTAGTGCTAACGCATTAGCACAAACAAATACAGTGAGCACTGTCACAAGCGGAACCGTAACTGTTGATAAAACTCCACCAACAGCTTCCGCCCCCTCCGTTGTTATTAACAACTCAGACGTTTGTAAAACAGCTTACAGTGCAGGGGTTCAAACTCAAATTTTAGGAATTGCATCTGGCGTAACTGTCACAGATAAAAACTGTGAGCGGCTTAAACTTGCTCGTTCTTTATTTGGAATGGGGATGAAAGTTGCAGCAGTTTCTACGCTGTGTCAAGATGCACGCATTTTTGATGCTATGATTATGGCAGGAACGCCGTGCCCGTATAAAGGCAAAATTGGTACTGAAGCTTTAGCTGCATGGAAAAAGAATCTTCAAGATGTACCTGATGGAGCTAAATTTTTAACGGACAAGGAAGAGAGGAATGAGAATGATCTTGATGCCCCTTTTACGGACAACACGGAGGGGTAGAGGATGACTCTATTGAAAATGATACGCGTTTGCCTCTCGCAATACTCGGTGGTTTGGCTGTGGGCGTTAGTTGTTATTTTACTGGGGGTCTCACTTGTATCCTTATTCCTGTCCTCTTCCTCTAATGCTCAAACAATAATTTCAGAGACAACTGAGGTTGAAAATTTAGGAGGGGGATTAGAATTACATACAACTACGACTGTTGAGGAAACAGCTACAAAGGGAGAAACTGAAACTACAAATAATTACATCAAAAATTCTGGCTTTCAGACCGGTAACACAAATAATTGGACTACAAGCGGTAGTGTAAATGTTTGTGCTACTTGTGGACCTTTTGGGGGTAAAGCCCTACAAACAAATGGTGAAAATTCACAAGGCGGGACAATATCTCAAACAGTAGATTTGTTTGATCAAATGAATCAAAGTGAAATTAACGAAGGATTTCAACTTAATTATGGTTCTCATGTTTTTAGTGATCAATCTAACGCAACAGTTCCGGCGTGTGATTCGAATCCTGCAAATGGGCCAGATTGTCGTGATTCATTTAGCATAACACTTGATGTTAAAGATTCAAGTGGTACACTGCTTCATAAATTTGAACATGAGTTTACCGAAATTACGTTTACTGGTTGGGACACAACTAGTTTTTTCTTTGAGCAAACTATCCCTCAAAATGAATACACAAGCGCGTTTGCAACAATAGAATTATTTGGGATTGACTCTGGTTTTCCTGATGGGTTTTTTGGTCCAAGGTTTGACAATGTTTCGCTTACTGCAACTCATACAGATTTTATTATTCAGCAAATTACGACTGTAACAGAGGAACTAATTCAAACAGCGGTTGACACAATTGAAGATACTTCTACTGTTGAAATTACAGAGGTTGTTGAGATAGAAATTCAACAACCCGAGGTTACTGAGTCTTTTGAAATCACGATTTCAGATAACTTTGGAGACACAATTGAGTCTTTTGACGTATCAATTGATACTACAGAAATGTCAATAGAACCTATTCAAACAGAAATCTCAACAACAGAAACCACTGTAGAGACAACGATTGAAGAGGTTCAAAATGAAGTTGAAACTCAAGTGGCAGAAGTCACAGAATCGGAGGTAGAAAATGATCTCTCTAACAATGTGGAGCCCGATTCAGAATCCGAATCATCAGAAACGACGAACGATACAACAGCTGAAAAATCGAAAAGTAAAGAAAATTCATCAAGCTCTAAGGCAAAGTCAAATGAAAAATCTAAATCAAAAGAGCAAATAAAAAAGGAAATAGCAACTCGTGTTGTTACTAAGATAATAGAAAAATTAGGTCAAGACGCTGCTTCTCAAGCTACACAACTAGCTTTGATGAACGTAATTGGCGCAAACATAAACACAAACGCTCCTGTTTTACAAGACAGGACAGATTTTTATACTCCCACTACACTACCTGACTCAACAATTTCTACTAATAATTATGCTCAGTATATTATGTTTGGAGGTAGTGATGTTGTTATGGACAATTTACTGGACTCTCAATGGGATTAAGTGTATTAGGTATTTTTTGGGTTTGCTCTGTTATTGTGTCTTATAGTTTAGGTATTTATTTAGGAAAAACATTATTTAACAAAAAACAAAAGAGAAAGAAAGGTAGAAGGAGACGTTAGTATGAAATGGTTATTGCTTGCTTTTGTTATTTTTGTACAAGATAATAAAGCCGATATTAAAGTAAATACTGCTTTATCATTTTTTGATAAAGATACTTGTGTTTCGTATGTGGAAAAATATAATTCTATTTTAATTCAAGGATTGAGGAGAAATTATCCTCCTATAAAAGAAGTTACTTTAGTTTGTGCAACAGAGGAAAAAGCTTTTGAATATAAAGATAAGCTTTTGAAAAAAAGCACATATGATAAAGTTTAATTGGTGCCAAAATTTAGTTCATAGTATAATATAAAAGGAGATTATTATGTCTGAAGTAAAGTGTAATAATGACGAGTGTGAAAACCCGTATTGTTCATGTGATCCCTGCGAGTGCACAGAAGATGATTTGTGCCTTTGCTGTATAAGTGTACCTGAGTAATGCCAGAAGTTGAAATTGGCGGGGCAACCATTAGGGGTGGAAAACTTTTATTAGTTTTACCATTACTTGGTTCTCTCATAGGTGCCTTATGGGGTGGATTTGAGTTCTATAAAGATTACATGGACATGAAAGAAAAAATACAAACATATGTAGCTCCTGATTTATCTACTTTTGATAAACGTATTGCTATAATAGAATCTCGATTAGATGAAGAAATTTCTCTATTTAAAGAAGAAATGCAAATTCTAAAAGACGAAGTCAAATTAATAGCTGGTGTTAACAGAGATATGAAAGTTGACATGAAGACTGATATTCGTCGAATTGAGAAAATCGTTGAGGACACGGAGACTCGTGTTAAAGAGGACAGCCGTGAATTTTCGAGAGACATGAAAGAACTAAAAATTGATTTAGATAAAAAAATTAAACGTGCTCTTGAAAACCCCTTAACAAATATAAACAGATAGGAGATTGTTATGAAATGGATTAAAGATAGAGTAAAAGAAATGTCTACATGGTCAGGTGCTAGTTTAATAGCATTTGGTCTTTTAATCGTTTTGGGAGGCCCTTTTGTAGAATTAGTAGCTTACGCTGCAATTATTTGGGGCATAATCTCTATCATTAAGAAAGACTAATCTTGCATAATGAATATTTAAATATTATAATTAAACATGTATATTAGCGAAGAAGATTTTATTTCTAATTTTGAAGCCGTGCTGAGTTCTGAGATGATGTTAATCAAACATGCTCAGCACGGTCTTCAGCACAGTAATCATCCAGGAGCTGCTCGTCAGTTGATGCAGCTTCAAATTGTGTACGACTATATGAAAGATAGATTAATCACTACTAACTTAAAAAATGAAAAGAAGTTAAACTAATGAGTTGGAAAGATACTGATTTTGGTGTGTCTTATGCAAGAGATTTACCGTATTATACACTTCAGGAAATGAAAAAATCTGTTGGTAGATGTCATGTACTGTGGGGAAGACAGCTTCCTGCTTATGATACAATGTATTATTTAAACATTTTAGACTACGGACAGTTACAAAGGATGTACAAATGTGGTTCTGGTTAATATCTGCCATAGCTAGTAGTATAATTGGTTCAGCTACTGAGTCTTGGTTTAGAGATACAAAACTTGGTATTTGGTTTTATAATAAGTTGGACCAGATTTATACTTGGGCTAACAAGAGATACGGACTAAAACTTTTAACAGATGAGGAAGACCGTATGAAAAAATTTCCTCAATTATCTAAAAGACTTGAAACACTTGAGTCACAGATTAAAGAAATCCAGCGAGCGCGCTTTGATGATTGGAAATAAAATATGTCTCAGAAAAAACTTGAACCTGGGAGTGAATATGAAAAATACGATTTAGATGGTGATGGTATTGTAACAGATGAAGAATTTGAAATGGATCAAAAATTAGTTAGGTTAGAAAATGAAGATAAGAAAGAAGACGCTCAAAGGCATATGGCGTGGTTCGCTCTTTTTGGTATGTTGTTATACCCTGCTTTGGTTGTTGCTTCCGTATTTACTGGACTTGACAAGGCGGCTGGGGTCTTAGGTGATATGGCACCAACGTATTTTGTTTCTGTTGCAGCAATCGTTGCGGCATTTTTTGGTAAAGAAGCTTACGTTAAAAGTAAAGGCGCGGAGGTAAGTGTTAAAAAATGAAATGCATAATTCCTATAGTTTTTAGTTTACTCGGTGGGTGTTTGCCTGTTACCGTAATAACTGGTGTTGTTGGAATTGGTGACTCATATTTAAAAGAAATGAAAATTGAAAAACTTGATGAAAAAATTAAACACTTAGAGAAAAAACGTGAAAATGAGCGAGAAAAAAGACAAATAGACTCTATGTTGCAAATCAAACAAAATTAAATTGACAATAAAATTAACTTTGTTACAATTATTTATAAATCTTTGTTTGAGAGGTAAATTATGACTGCTTCAGCTCACAATTTTGAGTATGCACATCCCTTTCCTCCTGAAGTTAGAAAGTCATGGACAAATTCTAGCTTAGTAAAAGCTATTCATAGAAGTCAACATACTCAAAGAAACTTCAATAGAGACAAAGAAATACCGATTGAAGATATAAAAACTATTATTACGGCGGCTACTCAATGCCCAAGTAAACATAATTTAGCTTTTTATGATCTACACATCATTCAAAATCGTGATGTAATTGATGAAATTTATAACACGACTACTAATATCTATGTATCAAAAGAGGAAATAATTGCAAGGGAACTAGAATCTTTATCTAATCCACAAGTTCTTGCAAATCTTGTTTTAGTTTTTACTAAAAGTGATTTTAGAAATTCCAAGCATGAGTTTCATAAAAATTTAAAAGACTTAGTGAAAAGTTTCAATTCTCACGTCGATAATAGAGAAATTCTAAAGGCAGATATGCATCAAGCTGTAGGCATTGCTGCTGGATATGTAAATATTGTTGCAACTCTTTTAGGCTACGAGACTGGTTATTGTCGCTGCGTCATGGATAAACAAAGATTACTCTCTATTTTAGAGATAGATAAAAAAGTTCCTATTATATTAATTATGGGAATAGGGTTTAAAAATGATGGGATGAATAGGCGCTCTCATCCACTTAAAGGGTCAGCTGTACATAAAGATAATAAATGGAAAAATAATTTTATAACCATTAAAAAAGAACCTATTAAAATAAAATATATCAAATAATTAATTGGAGATTGTTTTGGCATTAAGAAAATTTACTAAATCATCTACTGGTCAAAAAATGTGGAAGTCGATGAGTTCTTCGGTTAAGCGTCGTCCTCAACAAGAATGGTGTGCGTTTTACACTCCTGCAGGACGTATGGTTTCAAAACCAGCAGGTAAGCGACCAAGCCACATGCACCCAGAAGAGTGGTGTGCAGCCAAGACTCCCTTTCGAGGAAAGGTTATTAGGAGTTTTTAAATGAAAAGATACGAACGAGGTTTTCCATGCTTTGATTTCTCACCGGAGCCGACGACAGAGACAAAAACAACGTCAGACGCTACTCACGTTGCGTTTACTGCATTAGCATCTACTACTAAAATAATTAGAGTTTCAGCGTCCGCAGCTTGTAAGTTTGCTATTGATGGAGAAGCTAGTGCAACTAGCCCAATATTTCCTGCAGGCACTGAATATTTTAGAGTTCAAGGAGGTGAGACTCCTTCTGTTGAGAGAATAGGTAGTACGGACACGTCCATGTCTATTACTCAATTCTTGGATGAATAGTCATGTCTTTAACTGATGCAGAAAAAAACAGATTAAAAAGAGTAGGATTATCAGGCTTAAACAAACCTAAAAGAACTCCAAAACACCCTACCAAAAAAGCGGTTGTTGCTGTAAGAGACGGTTCTAAAATTAAGGTAATCAGGTTTGGTGATCAAAAGATGGGTCATAACTATTCCCCTGAAGCACGTAAGTCATTTAAAGCTCGTCATGCAAAAAATATTGCCAGAGGCAAAACTAGTGCTGCTTTTTGGGCAAATAAAGTATTTTGGTCTGGTCCTGGTGGGTCTAAAAAGTCTCCCCCTAAATCTCAAAAACATACTAAAGGACTTAAGCGGCGATGAAAGCTAAAAATTGTAAAAATCCTCGCGGATTCACACAAATCGCTTCTTGTAAAGCCCAAGGTAAAATTAAAAGAACTGGTGGTAAATTTAAAGGCAAGAAAGTAAAGAGTAAAAAATATGGTGGAAAAGCTTAAAAAAGTATCAAAAGCTCTATCTAAAGCTTCTCGTTTACATAAACAGCAATCGGAGGCAATTAAAAAATATGTTAAAAAAACAGAAAAAAAGAAAAGACCCAAAAGTAGGAACAGGAAAAAAACCTAAAGGCTCTGGTCGTAGGTTATATACAGATGAAAATCCTGATGATACTGTTAGGATTAAATTTGCTACTGCAAAAGATGCAAGAGATACTGTTGCAAAAGTAAAAAAAGTAAGAAAACCATATGCAAGAAAAATTCAAATCTTGACAGTAATGGAACAACGTGCTAAAGTTATGGGTAAGGCAGATGTAGTTTCTATTGCTAAAAAGGGCAAAGAGAGCATCAGAAGAAGTGAGAAAAAGAAAAGGTAAAGTTAAAAGTAGGTTAATTAAGAAAACTGCTCCGTCTAGACCTAATCTTGTGCCTGGCGGTAGAAAGATACATAAGCTTGCAATATCAGGTAGACTTACGACTAAGCAACTTGAGAAGCATATAGCTAAAACAAGAAAATTGGGTTACCCAGTTAAGTATTCTAAACCAATAGGTTTTAAAAAGAACAAGACTCGAAGAAAGAAAAGATAATAGTTTGTTAATTGAAATTTGATATTTACAATTCAACCATTGCAGTTTTAATTGATTTATGGGATAATAAAAAACAAATGACTAATCAATTAGCTGAGAATGTAGTTAATTTTGTTAATACATCAGATCATATTGAGATAACTTGTGGAGGTATTTATGGATTAGTTACGGGCGAAAGAAAACCTAATCCAAGTTTACGTAATTTAAAAAAACCTTTTGTTGATATAAGTAGTGAAATTTACAGAGAAAATAAAGTTAATTTTTTTGACCCGTTGCTATTAGAGAGGTTGTTAAAAACAAATAAATATAAACATATTAAAAATATTTGTGTAATGGGTGCTGGTTGGGATAAATGCGTTAAAAATAGACCTTTAGGTTATATTAGTCTTAAAAAACACCTACCAAATAAGAATATTGTTATAAATAAAAATTTTATTCATGAATTTAATGAAGAAACTATTTTGAATGATGAATTTAATTGGGTAAAGTTAGACGAAGATTATTATTTATTTACCTAGTATAAAGGACTGAAAATGGCAAAACATACTAAGAAAAGAAAAACTAAATCACGAGTTAATGAGGCAGGTAATTATACTAAACCTGCCATGCGTAAAAGAATTTTTAATAGAATTAAGGCAGGTGGTAAAGGCGGTGCACCAGGTCAGTGGTCGGCTCGTAAAGCTCAAATGTTAGCTGTTGCATATAAAAAAGCAGGTGGTGGGTATAGATAATAAAAAACTTTTTAACATTGATTGGGAAGAATATTTTATAAGTATAGTTAGCGTGTGTCCTTGGAGTCTGGCATATTGGACTAAACAAAAGGTTGATGTTACAAGATGGCGTGGAGAGTCTAATGTTCAAGAGCTTGGGGATTATGTTGCTAGAATGTGGATACATCCAAATGCAAGTGCACGTAGACTATCGGACATACACCATAGATTAAATAATACTAGAAGACACGAAGAGTGGTTATACTCGCACAATACGTTAGGAGATTACAGCACACCAGTGCCTGTATTAATACAACAAAATCTTAAAACATTAACGCGTGCTAGAAACGCTATAAAGGAGAAAAGTCATGGCAATGCATAAAAATGGAATGAAGAAAAACCGTGGTATGATGAAAAACGGTATGAAGAAAAAGAACGGCATGAAAAACGGTATGAAGAAAAAGAATGGCAACGGTAACGGTCTTACTGCTGCTCAGAAGAAGCTCCCTGCCGGTCTTCAAAAAGCCATCATGGCATCTAAAAAGAAGAAAAAGTAATGAAAAAGTCGCAGCGTTCTCTCAAAAAGTGGGGTGATCAGAAATGGCGTTACTCTTCTAAAGCAGAGGGTAAAAAACCTAAAAGTAAGCGTGGTAGATATCTTCCTGACGCTGCTTGGAAGGCTTTGAGTCCTGCAGAGAAAGCTGCGACTAATCGTGCTAAAAGAAAAGGTACAAAGGCAGGCAAACAATTTGTGCGCCAACCTAAAAAGATAGCAAAGAAGACTAGGAGTTATAGAAAATAATGGCTGGATTTAATGGCTTCCTCGATGCAACTTTTTTGCCACCAAGAAATTGGACTCTTGATGCTGATTTAGTTTATCAATGTGATACTATTTCACAAGATGAAATTAATCTATTAAGAGAGTGTAAAGTAAGAGTTACTGATGACGGTAAAATTACTGTCCCTGCTGGGTATATTACAGACTTAGCAAGTGTCCCTCGCGCTGCGTGGACTTTTATTTCTCCCTTTGATGTGGCTCGAGCAGCTGTTATTCATGATTTGCTATACGAATACATTAATACACAATACAAAACCGTTAATGAATCTGCGGCTGCAGAAGACGGTCCTGCAACTAAAAAAGAACGTGAGGTGTACAGAAAAATTGCAGATCACGTTTTTAGAGTTGCAATGAAAAATTCTGAGCCGCCAGTCCCGAAATGGAAAATATTTATTGCTTGGTCTTCTGTTCGCATATTTGGAAGATGGGCAATTAATAGTTCTGCACCGAGGCACCCAAAAGTAGTACTATAATGAAACATGTTTATACAGCATACAGGGCGAGATCTATGTGTCCTGTCTGCGGTAGTGAAGAAGAAGTTTTTATAACTAATAATGGTATTTTTCCATCTCCCAGCAAAACTTGTCAAAACTGTTCTCACACTTATCCTGCTAATGAATTTATTTGTAATTTCATGGAATTAAAAGGTAACAGTACAGTTTCTTCCTGCACATCAATTTAATTAATGATTGCTTAATACTTAATTTTTTCTTATAATAACCTATCATTGACTGGAGGTTATTATGGCTAAAAGAAAATCAGCAAGTAAAGGTTATCAATCTAAAGGACAACGTCCTAACGTTCGTAAAGACATTCGCAAAGCTATGCGACGCGACTATGTCGGCTCAGTCGAGCAAATGAACAACAAACTTAGCGCTTTCAAAAAAGGAAAGCGTGTGATGATAACCGTACCTAATCCTAATAAAAATAATACTAAAGAGCGATTCATTCGTATTCCTATGTCTTTTGGCGCTCCTAAAAATGCCTGAAGGTCCAGAATGCACTCGTGTTGCGCGACAGCTTAATCGAGCTGTCGCCAACAAATCTTTAGTTTCTGTTAATTTGCTTACTGGTAGGTATGCAAAAAAGACTCCTGTAGGGTTTGAGGAGTTTGTTGGCACGTTACCAGATACTGTTCGTTGTGTAGAAGTAAAAGGTAAATTTATTTATTGGAAACTTGACCGTCATGTAATATTTTCTACACTTGGCATGACAGGTAATTATAAAATTACACCTAATAAATATGCAAGAGTTGCTTTTTATTTTGACGACGACTCTTCAGTTTATTATTGCGACCAGCGTAATTTTGGCACATTTAAATTTCTAAACGATGATTATGGGCTAACTGAGTTAGAAAAGAAACTTCATAAACTTGGTCCTGATATGCTTAACAACCCTTGCACTCAAAAAACTTTTAACGAAATCGCGCTGCGACGTAAAGATTGGTCTCTTGTAAAGTTTTTAATGCATCAAGAAAGCATTAGTGGTGTTGGTAATATTTACAAATCTGAGTCTCTATATCTTGCCGGTCTAAATCCTGCTCGCAAAGTTGGTTCTTTAACTGTGCCAGAATTAGAAAAGCTTTATAATGCAATTTGTAAAGTGTTATCAGCGTCTTATGAGTCAGGAGGAGCAACTATTCGCAATTATTCTGATTTATACAATAATCATGGTAAGTATGCACGATTCGCATCAAACCCTCAAGAAATGTTAGAAGCGCGGTGGGATAATAAGGTAATGATTTATGGACGCCAGCAAGATATTTATGGTAATATAGTTCAAAGAATAAAGCTTGATGATAAGCGCACAACATACTGGACTCCCGAGGTACAAAAATGAAAACAATCATATGTGATATTGACGGCACCTTGTTTAAATACTCACCAGGCGTTACAGAACAAATAGTACAAGAAGATCCTATTCCCTTACCTGGTGCTATTGAGATGATGAATGATTGGGAACGAAAAGGCTGCCGAATTATTTTGATTACCGGCAGACGAGAATCTCTTAGAGAAATTACTGAATATCAATTGACTTCTTTTGGTATTCCTTATGATGTATTACTTATGGGATACGCTGACACAGGAAGAGTTCTCATAAACGATATTAATTGGGAAGGTAAAGTAAAGGCACATTGTGTAAATTTGCAACGTGATATGGGTTTTTCTGATACTGACTGGGAGACTGTAGGTCTATGAGTCTTATGCCTGCTTACTATACTACAAATAATACTA